GGCTGTCTTAGGCGCTCACTTGGTAGCATTAGGTTGGCTATTCCCACAAGTTCTAGTGTTTATTGTTGTTCTTCCAGCAATTTTTTATCTGTTATTTTTATACTGCGAAGTAATGTACGAAATTGAAGTTGGCACTAGATTAAGATTGATAAAAAAAATCAGTGAAACAGATGACCCAATCACAAAAGAAGTGCTAACGTGGGAGTTAATATTACACGATGAGCATAGTATATTTGGAAATACTTCAAACGATAGGTTAGGATTCTAAATAGTTGATAAATATTAATGTTATAATAACAGATGGTTTTATAACACTTATATATAAGGAGAAAAATATGAACAAATTTAAAAATGCGTTCTTAGGTATATTCTTTGTTGTTTTTGCTCAAGGTTGTGCTACAGTTGGTACAGTAATCGATGGCGGACAAAAACTTGCAACAGACACACTTGATACTGTAACAGGTACAGCAAGTGGTATTGTTGGATCAGTTGCAAATGATGTTGGTAGTGTAGTTCAAACTACAGCAGAAGTAGGTGTTGGATTAGTCCAAACTGCGGCTGATACCGGTGCTGGTTTAGTACAAGTTGTTGCTGATGAAGTCAACAATCAAACTGATGCCTTACAAGAAGAAGAACCAAAGGAAGAGCCAAAAAAGTAAAAGGCTCATTCTTTAAACCCTTTAAGTTTTTAAATAAAAACCAAGAGGGAATAAAATCACCCTCGAAAGAGAGTGAGCAGGTAACTGAGGAGGACATTAAAGAACTTTTATTGCAAAATAAAGTTCTAAAAGAGTTATTGAAGGATAAACTTTTAGAAGATGCTATAATAGAATATTGCTCCAAGAAGCCTGAAGAATGTGAATAAATTACTTTTAATCATAACACTAACATTTCCTCTGTTTTTAACAGCAGAGGAAATTGTTATTAGTCCAGCATACTTACCAGAAGGTAGAGTATTAGATCTTACTTATAATCTCCCACTAGATCCATATTTTTGTGATAACAATCCTGAACTTTGCAAAAAAATTGATATAGAAAGACTTCCAAAATTTGATATGACTCCACGTGCTACTAATGGACAATGGATATTATTTTGGACATTACAAGTATTGGATATATACACCACATCAGAAGCATTACATTATGATTGTATAAAAGAAGTAAATCCATTGTTTACTGAAACTCCTAGCGATTTTAGGCTTGTAGCAACTAAAGGCCTATTACTTGTTCCAGGTTTGCTCTATAATGATTATTGGACAGAAGTAACAAAAGAAGAATTAGATAGTACTAACATGTTTTATGTAGCAGTTGTTGGAAATAATTTCAGATTATTAAATCAAGCCAAACGAGAATGTAATAAAATAAATTAAAAATAAATACATCTGTGTTAAAAGAAAAAGTAATAGAAATCAAACACTACTCGGATAGACTGTTCAGTTTTAAAACCACACGTGATAAAACATTTAGATTTAAAAATGGCGAATTCTGTATGATTGGATTGCAAGGAGAAAAAAGACCTTTGCTTAGAGCATACAGTATTGTTAGCACAAACTACGATGATCATTTAGAATTTTTAAGTATTAAGGTCCCTGACGGTCCACTAACAAGCAAATTGCAAAATATACAAGTAGGCGATGAAATACTTGTCAACCCAAAAGTAACAGGCAGTTTAGTTGTAGATTACTTAACACCCAAAGAAAATTTAGTTATGTTAGCAACAGGCACAGGCATTGCACCTTTTGTTAGCATAGCACAAGATCCTGAAACATACAGCAGATTTAAACGTGTTTACTTGTTTCATACTGTGAGAAATGTAAATGAAATTACATACGAAGAAAAACTAAATAGTATAGCAGAAGACATGCCTTTTATTTATGTACCGACTGTAACAAGAGAAGAATACAAACGTAAAGGTAGGTTTTGGCAATACATAGAGCACTTATTACCAAATGGTTTTCTAAAAGAAAGAGACGGTGTTATGGTATGCGGTTCTCCAAGTATGAACAAGGAATGTCGTACTATGTTTAAGACACTAAATTGGCACGAAGGCAATACAGGTGAAATGGGCGACTTTATGTTAGAAAGAGCATTTGTAGATTGATGGAACCAGACAAAATTATTAGTGCCTTACAAAAAGGTGTAGTTACAATCGTTTTTGAAAAAATAGATACAGGTGAAATTCGCACAATGCCCTGTACGTTGAATAACGATATATCAGGACAAACAATGATAATAAAAAAATACTCTAGTCCAGATGCAATAGTGTGTTGGGGACTTGATGTAAAAGCCTGGCGTGATGTAAGAGTCAACACTATAAAAGAATGGTACGAAGGATATCCTAAAGAATGAAATGGTTATATAGTGGATATGCTGTAATAATTTCTATAGCACTATTGGTAGGTTTACAAGTTGCAGACCCTACACCAATTAAAAATCTAAGAAATCAAACATTCGACGCCTATCAGCAATTTGATGAAATCAAGCAAAGCAACGAAGTTGTTATTGTTAATATAGGCGAAAAGAGTTTACAACAATGGGGACAGTGGCCTTGGCCAAGACAAAACTTTGCTCAACTAATTCATGACTTAAGACAGAAGAATCAAGGCATAATTGGACTCACAGTTATGTTTCCAGAAGCAGATAGGTTTGGAGGCGATCCCACATTAGCAAGTTGGTTAAAAGGCAATGGTATTGTGCTATCACAAACACCGAGTACAAGAGGAGTAAAAACCACAGGTCCTCATATTGGTACAGGAGTTATCGGACCTACAAAGGCACAAGACTTTTTATTAACATGGCCTAACCTAGTAACAAACATACCCGAACTAGAAGCAGAAGCATTTGGTATAGGAGTCAACGCCTCCGCTCCGCAACCTGATTTTGTTACAAGAACATATCCATTAGCAATAGCAGTAGAAGGAAAAATATATCCTAGTTTTGCTATAGAAATGTTAAGAGTACAAACAGGCAAACCCAGTTACATGATTAAGACAACAGAAATAGGCATCAATGAATTTGCTGTTCCGCCGTTTGATCCTATAGTTACATTACCAAAAGGTGATGCTTACATACGTTATAACAACACATTTGAAGAAGTAGAATATGTAGACATAAACAGTCTGCCTAACATGGGTGGCAAGTTTGTTATAGTAGGTGTAACAGCAGAGGGTATTGCTAACCCTGTGCCTACTCCAAGAGGCAATATGTATCCACAGCATATACAAGCACACATGCTACAAAATTTTATAGATGGGTCAAATATACAGCGGAACCAATTATCGTCGCTTATAGAACTTCTGTGTGCGTTGTGCGGCATGATTTTAATAGCCATCGCGGTGTATAAACTACCGCTACTGTGGACAGCACCTATTTCACTGCTGATTTTAGGTGGAGAAGCATATGGTAGTGTGTGGTTATACCAAAACAAATTACAGTTAGTAGATGCTACTTTTCCTGTGCTAAGTGGCTTCTTAATTTTTACACAATCAGCATTTAATAACTTCTATAAACAATACAAATTACGTCAACAAATCAAAGGGCAGTTTGGTACTTACATATCCCCAGACTATGTTGATATGTTAGTTAAAGATCCTAGTTTGATGAAACTGGGTGGCGAAAGAAAAGAAATGAGTTTTATGTTTGCTGACATAGTCGGCTTTACACCCATATCAGAAAAGTATATGAAAGCAGATGACCCAGAAGGATTAGTAGAACTCATAAACAGTTTCTTAGATAAAATGACTAAAATAGTCTTAAAGAATGGCGGCACAATTGACAAGTTTATGGGCGACTGTATAATGGCATTTTGGAACGCACCACTACCATGTGAGAATCATGCTGAGATGGCAGTTAAAACAGCAATAGAAATTGAACTGCTTGGCGACGAACTAGAAAAAGAAATGGAACAACGTGGCTTACCAAGAGTTAAATTTGGTACAGGTGTCAACACAGGCACATGTATTGTCGGTAACATGGGTGCTGAAACTAGATTGGATTATAGTGTTGTAGGCGATGCTGTAAACTTAGGTGCCAGACTTGAAGCACAAACAAGAGCAGAAGACACACCAATTATTGTTTCTGAATATACATACTTGCAATGTAATGATATAGCATTTAGTAACATAGGCGAAGTTACTGTGAAAGGCAAAGAAGAGCCAGTCAGAATGTATGCTCCATTGTTTGATGGCAAAGTTAGAAAACTTTATAAGTAAAAGCATGTACAAAATTTATCAATCACAGACTGTGATAGAAAATCAGGCAGAATTTGTTTCTGATTGTACAACACTTTTTAAACGTTTAACCAAAGATCTTAAAAATTACGATACCACATGGACATATGATCAGTACAATATATTTTCGTATGCTTCACCTAAACAAATTTGGACTGATTTATTTAGAGAGTTACGTGATTGTGCTATAGACTTTATAGGCAATGATAAAGATCTGTGTTATCAAAGTTGGCTAAATTATCATTTAGAACATCAGTTACTAGACTGGCATGATCATGCATGGCCTTATCATGGATATATCAGTATTCAACCACTTGACAGCAAAACAATATTTGAAGATTTTACTATAAACAACATAATCGGCAACATTTATATAGGCCATGGCAACTTAAAACACAAAGTTGTATGCGATAATGTAAATTTACCTAGAATAACTTTAGGGTTTGATATCACAGACAACTCGGAAAGTATTGCCGGCAATAAAGGATTACAACAGTTATTCGTCAGGTGACCAATGTTCCATAGAACGGAACACACTTCTTGCAGTAACTAGATCTTTTTTAAGTTCCATTAAATAAAGAAATTCAAAAGGCTTCTCGCCAATTTTTTCTAATGGGTAATGATATGTTGATGTTATATGATCTATTGCATTAATGTCTTTTTGCACACAATTTATAATCGTATTACGCCATTCAGCATCTTTAAACATATCTAAAACAAACACATGTACTGTACTTTCTGGATTATAACTATTCATTATATTAAGTAATTCATAATATAATGCTCTTATAGGATTTAGGTTTTCTCTGTACTTAGAACTTACAATAGGAAAACGCCATTTGTCTTCCTTGGTACATTGATGTTTATAAAAATACAAGTACTCTTCCATAAATGATTCATATATGTTTTCTTGACTTTTACGCAATCTACTAGCAAGTATACGTTTAAGTTTATTTAATAATTTTAAATGATATTCAGATAAAGAATCTTTATACAAATTAAATAATTCATCAGGATTCATGCGACCATCGATAAATTCGATTGGCACTTCGTTAGACTTTGCAAACTTTATCAGTAAGTTTTCTAGTCTTATCTTTTTAAAATCTATTATGTCTGGCATTTATGTAAATTTAATATAGTATTAAGTTTTTCGTTACCTTTATTGTAACTTAAGGTTGCTCTAGCACCCTCGTGTAATGGCTTTGGCCATGTACCGATGTTTACCCAAGCATAACCACAACTTTCACCATTTAAATTTGGCATAAATTCGTGCTCTATGACAGCAACAAAACTATAATACATAAAGTTTTTGTCCTTACTTTGATAAACATCTATGGGATTCAGTTTATTAATATCTGGAACCAAACCCAACTCTTCATCAAGTTCACGTGTCAAGGCTTCATATGGAGACTCGCCTTTTTCAACAAGTCCTCCCCAGAATCCCCAAGTGTGTTTATGTCGTTTGTCGCTGTTTCTGAATTGTAAAAGTACACGTTCTGTGTCAAGAGCAAGAAATAATGTGCCTACACCTATAACACCTGTGAAAGGTTTTATAGGACTAGAGTCCAATATCCCGGATTGTATTCCCCCTCGTATATGCTCAGCCATTGTGTTCCTGTCCATTTGTATACTTTGTTTGTATTTAAGTTTTTGGTTACTGCTGTAGTATTAATGTTGGCACTTGCATCATATGACACCGTCCAATTAGAACCGTTAAATTCTATTATGTCATTTTCTGATGCATCAACGTTCCACTCTGGATAGCCTGCTTTAGAAAGATCTTCTGTTATCAGATATCTCTGTCCAATTACAAGGTTTGCTAATGTACCGTCTCCGGGTACATTACCATGGGGATTAATTATTTTCTCAATATTGCCTATTGTAGAAGCAGGCAATGTGTCAGAATCTAAATTAAAAATTAACTGAGAATCATCTGTAGGATGTTTTGCTATAGTGCCTGCAATGTCCTGAGAGTCATCTTCTAAGTCATTAGTAATTTTTAATTTTAAAATACTGGTATTGTCCTTTAATTCTTTATCATACATTTCTAATAAATCTGTCCAACTTTTAGTTTCGACTCCACCTGAGTCATAAAGAGTTGCAGAGTTGTTCAGTATACTGACTTTGTAATTACCCGGTGAAACAATTAAACGTGACTGGATATCAAAACTTCTAAAGAAATCATGTATGTCTTCGTCATATCCAATTTCACTAAGTGATTGCCCGCCAAAATCTGTGATAATATTACTGTGAATTTCATGTATTATACTTTGTCTTTTAACTTTTGCAGGTGGATTAATCCAAATAGGTAATGTAAATGTTAATGTTGTTACATCTATTTGCTCGTCTACGCCTGCAGGAATACTTCTATTAGTAAACTGTATATCTGTTAATTCTACTTCAACAATTTGTGTCCAATCAAACGGATTGGAGTTTTGTTGTAATTGTATTGTTGGGTTGAATAATACTAATATTTGTTCCATAAGTTGTAATTTGGTATCTGTATTAGGAGTCCAAATATCAACTTGCATAGTTAAATTATAAGGAACCGGCATATACCTATTAATAGTATATTGGTTGCCTTGAGTACTTTCATAACTTTGTGTATCTTCGTTAAATTTACGCTCTGTTATGCTTTTGGTATCTGTAAAAAACGGATCCTGTGTCCTGTCTCTGGCAATTTGTAAACTTTGAATACTCACACCTATAAAAGGCGTACTGTTAATAACATTTTCTGAATTTTGCCTAAGTATATGCGACACCATTCTACTTGGGTCTGCATATCTTATAGGTACAGTATTATATCTTTCGTCTTCGCCATCTCTACTGCCCTCTTTGACTTTGAATGCATGAAATATTCTAATAAATTGTAGAATGTATCTTCTTATTTGTTCATCATACCAGTACTGCATTTTTAATTATCCGTCTTGGGTTTAACAACTTTACTGAGATTAGTTCTTTCATTTGCTACAGTACCATCTGTGTTTGTTGTTTGTGTTGTGTTATTTATAAATCCATCTAAGATTCTATTAGCACTTGAGAACACTCGTTTACTATCATCTGCAACTTTGACCCATCGATTACCTGATTTCTTAAATATTCTGCTAGGACTAAAATCTGTTCTTAAGAAATAATCACCATCAACAGCGGCTAAAGGAAAAGTAATTCCACTACCTAATAATGTAGCACCATTTGGAGCACCTTCTACAGTTCCTATAAATGGTTTGCCTTTGGCATTTTCATCCACAAATAAATGAGTACCTGCGGCATGATATGGATCATTTGGTACATTATTTTCTGCTTGTTGTACAATAGCATCTGAAATATCAATTTCATCTTTATATGTACTAATAATATTTCGTAAATCGTCTTCTTCGTCGCCATAGCCAATGATATCTCTGTATTCTTGACTGTCGCTTATTGGTCCTAACTTACATCTCCACATATGAGGCCACCAATTAGGATCAAATCCTTCTGAAGGCCTACTTGCATCTGTTATTACATAAAATCTGTTTATAGCATCTTTGCGATCATCTAGTAATAAGTCATCTCTCAAATGGGGTAACTCTATAACATCGCCTGCCATAAGTTTTCTGCCTATTGTTGATACCATTGTGTCGATGTGAAAATTAATAAACAATGTATCATTTTGTAGAAACATACCAAATTGTGTCAAATCAAAGTCTGAATCACTTACAGTATATGTTCCTCTTAGTTCATAAATGTCATCATCATACTTTCTGTCTCTATTTTCTAAAAATAGTACATCCTGTATGAATGTTTCGCCAGTTTTTTGATTACCTTCTGAGTCGTAACTGTTATCCTGCTGAGGTTGTGTAAAGTCCTTTGTGTCACCTTGATCGTGAACACCTAGGTATTTGTGTACGTTTACACCTGTACCACCAGCATAAATATTTTCCGCTACAATACCGCCGACAAACTTATAGTCGTTGCGTTTTACTGGATTCCATAAACTAATTTTAGGCATAACACTATTTATCAGATTGACAACGGTTTAATTTTTTGCTATTATAAGAACATGGAAATTACAGAATACATAATATTTGGTATTTGTATAATAGGTGTAGGTTACACTTCATACAATATTGGTCATAAAGATGGCATAGATGTAGGCATCAGACTAGGTGCTGGTTTTATGTTTGAGAAGTTCTGGACAATGGGTAAACCACGCAAAAGAGACCCTCAAATAAGATATGTCGAAATGACAAAAGACGAGATTATACTATAATTAATCTTTATTTGACACCCTTTTTGCCAAAAAAATTATATATAGTTTTTAAAATGAGTAATTACTGGTATGGCTAGACAGAAAAAACAACGATCAGTGTATGTAACCACAGAACCCGATTGGAAGGTTCTAAAGTTAATCACTGACCCAGAAGAGCAAAAGACTGCATTTCGCAGTTGCGAATACTTTGCTAGAACAGAAGTTAGTAAAACTAAAGGATTGCCTATTGTCAAAAGTTGGATCAAAGATCACTCAGGATGGTCACCAGAAGATGTAAAAATTATTTTAGCAAATCCAGATTGGACATTTAGTTCTTGCATAAGCACAATGTTTGTATGGCACAAATTAGGATACATGCCAGACCATTTACGCGAACATTACGAAAAACGCAAAAACGAAGAATGGATTCCAAGAGGCAAAAAAGCATTAGAAGAAAAGATAGAAAAAGTTGAGGCAAAACTAGCCAAGCCTGTAATCAGTATTCAGCAAAGAATGAAAGATCAGGTTTCGGATTTATGTGGCGAATTTGAATTTTTTATAGATGAGTTTGTAGACGGTAGTAAAACACTCAAAGAGTTTGATCCGTATAAAATGATGATGTCTTATCAACCTGAAATCAAAGGACCACATGCTAAAATTATAAAAGAAGAGTTTGAAGCACAACACCAAGAAGCAAAATTAGTAGTTGAATGGCAAGACGAAGACATCAAAGAAGGCTATTCACACTTTGATGCTAAAATGCGTAAAAACTTCGTACAAGTGTTTGAAAAGATCGATACTGCTTGTGATACTATTATTCAAACAAAAGCCACTACACGCAAGGCTCGTAAGCCTAAGGCACGGTCTAAAGAGGCTATCGTGAAGAAATTAAAGTATGCTGTAAACTTTCCAGAGTTAGGACTAGCAAGTTTGCACCCTACAGACATAGTGTATGCCAATGAAGTTTGGGTGTACAACACTAAGACTAGAAAGATTGGTGTGTATCATGCAAAAACAGTAGACCCAAGAAATATGCAAAGACCCGGAACAGGTATAATGGTTAAAGGAACTACATTACAAGACTTCAATGAGGAAACTAGCACACAAAAAACACTGAGAAAACCAGCAGAAATGATTAAAGGATTCGATGCTGGTAAAATGAAATGTAAAAAATCATTTGAAGAACTCACTACAACACCCACAAAACTTAACGGTAGATTTAACGAGCACACTATAATACTGCGAACTTTTTGATAAATAGTTTACATGAGTGCAACAGAAACCCCTAGAGATAAACTAATTACAGAGATCAAGTTACGTTTAGGTGACGGAATGATCGACGTGGAATTAGATCCAGAACACTACAACTTATCAATAGATAGAGCAATACAAACACTTAGAAGTAGAAGCGATTCTGCTGTTGAAGAAAGTTATGCTTTTTTGCAAACACAACCAGATGTGCAAGAATACACACTTCCAGGTGAAGTGCTGAATATCAGAAGAGTATATCGTAGAGGTGTTGGTGGTGGTAATATAGGT